CAGATTCTAACACTCTCCATTTTTGTTGTTGTAATATAGCTTTCTCAAGTTCTAGGCTGTCTTTTCCGTGAGATAACTCTAACTCTAAAAGTTTTATTCTATCTTTAACTTCTACATCTAGCTTTTCAAAAAGATCTCGTCTTGGTTCATAATCCTTTGCCATCTGCTCAGTTGCACCTTTAAAGGCAAGCTGTTGAGCTAGAATCTGCATATCTTTAGCAAATTTAATTCTGGACTGTTTGTACTTCTCTTGTTGTACAAGCTCTTGAGCCATTGTTATACCAAAAGGTGAAATGTACTCTTGTTGTTTTGGTGGTTTACTTACAAACTCTTGCCCTGCAACAACATCAAAGTACTTTCTTTCTTCATCCAGAGATCCTTTAAGGAAATTATCCCTAGCAGCTTTAAGTTTCCTATAGTGCTGCGACCATTTTGCCTCTACTTTCTTTAGACCTCTTATTATTTGGTCATCATACTCTTTAGCGGCTATCCTTCTTTCTTCTTTTATCTTTTCTATCTCTACTCTTAGGTCCACTATAGTCTTTAACTCTTCTTTACGAGCATCACTTACCTTTGTTATAACATCTATCTCTCTATTAAGTTCCCCATTAAGACTATTAACAGCATCCCTCATTTGAAGATACAGCATTGATCCCACTTTGAGGCCTTTAAGTCTAAAAGAAGCTGCCTCTTTTTGAGCTGAAAGGTTATCAATTTCTGCTTGGTTCTGTTTAAGTTTTATAGATAAAGCAATTTCTTCTTCTGTTACAAATTGAGATTTTAATAACTTTAGTTCTACCCCTAGTTCAGTAATTACCACTTTAACTTTTTTTAGAGCCTTTGCATAAGACATAATTCCGTCTTCAGCTTCTTTCATTTGCTGACGAGTTCTTAAAACCATAGTAGTTACAGCAAGTCCTATACCAACTACAGCACCAGCAACCCCAGGCAATAGTCCAGCTAACTGTGTACCCTGTTGACCAAATGCAACTAAAGCTGAAGTACCTGACTGAACTTGAACAAAGAAGTCACCAACCTGATAACCTACTTGTTGAGATACCATACCAAATTTATTTGAACCACTTTTAGCTTGATTCAGACGGTTATTATATAATCTAAACTCCCTACCACCGCCCTTAACAGCCGCAGTTAACGCCTTTTGTCTCATTTCAAGAGCGGTAGTAGCAGTACCATACTGTTGTATAGTAATCTTACCATCCTTAATAGTTTTTTCAAGCCTCTTTTGATCTCTTTGTATAGCTTTATAAGCCTTTTGAGCCTGTAAAACATCTACTTCTATGGATATTTCAATATCTTTAAGATCAGCCATTGCTATTATTAACCTTCATATATGCTTCATCAAGACGTTTTATTGCTTCGACCTCCCAAGTGGAAATTGGCGTAGCAGTTAAATCTTTCCATGCTTTTATTTGTTCGTAACTTAAGGGGTTAGCTCCAGAGAAACCAGCAGTTCTACTGTTGCTTAAACTAATAAAGGCAGACCAGATATGAGACACTAGCAGTGGAAATTGAGGTCCATTTAATGCTTGCGGTCTATGTCCAGTCTGCCTTTCAACTTGTTCTAAATGTTCATATTCTGTTGTGCCTTTATCGTCAGATACATTAAGTTTAAAACTGTGTTCAGCAAACTCAATTAATTCTTCAATTAGGCTTTCGTAAAATCCAGAGAGTTTGACACTGCCTCCTCAATTTGATCACGAATCCAAAATACTTCAGAGTAGATCTCCCTTGCTTTACTAACAGAGAACTTAGGTTGTTCTTTGTTGTAGGTAATGTTCCACTCTTTAGTAGCTTTAGCTAATAGTTCAAGAGTTGATTCTTCAAGATCCTCTGCTGTAACATCTACCCTTCTTTTACCCTGAGCTTGTTTTAATCGTTTATTAGTCTGATCAAAAACTGCTTTCTTATACTCTTTTGAATGAGTTGCATAAACAGTTATACTCATCTCAGACTTATCATTATTGAGTAAAGTTTCAAAAGTAGTTGGGTGTACTATTGGCACATCCACAGTATCATTTATAGGTGTTAAATCTTTTAAATCCATATCGAGTTCCTTTCGGGTTGTTAAAGTCGGGTTTTATTTTTAGTTGGGGGATGCCAGACCCGACACCGACAGTCCCCCACCCTAGCTAGGGATTACGATGTTCTTGTTATTTCCATATTACTTGCTTCACCTGAGTCGTATAGGCCAACAAATTCCATGCTTACTATTCTGCTAGTAGGACCATCTACACCTACATCCGCACTGTTAATCTTACACCGTGGGAATTTAAATGTGTATGGGTTAGAACCTGATGGGTCATTTACAATAACTTGTACTCCAGTCTCTGTTTCATTTAAGAACCTGTTTATTAAAGCAGCATCCTCAAAGTAAGCAGAGATTGTACCTGATACTTCAGCTCTTCCAAACTCAAGAGATGGTGCGCTGTCACTACCAATAACAAATGTTGGAGCGTATGAGTTTTCTAGTGTAAAGTCTATACCTGTTACAATAGCTACTGATGAAGGTGTTCCAGTTCCTATAGCACCTATACCAATACTACCACTATAAGCATCAAAAGGAGCATATGTTCCAGAGGCAGTCAGTGTTTTTTGTGTTTGACTTATTGTCATATCTTTACCTACCATGCCAAAGGTAGTTGCTACCATTTGATTTGGGGCCATAGATATACCAAGAGTAGATACAGTCATTCCTGTAAATAATCTTGCCTGATCAATATCGGCAGCATAATCTTCTATAGAGAAGAACTTAGGTGTTGTGCCAACTTTAAGTACGTTAGTAGCCCAAGTACTTAGCATTGCAGATTCTAATAAAACATCAAAATCTCCTCTACGTAAGTCAACAGCTATATCTCCGCTTGTTTGTCTGTTACCCTGCCTGTTAACTCTAGGCATACGGTCAGCTTGAATGTCATTTCCTTCCATTATATCCTTAGTTAAATTTAAAGAATGTGATGTGAAAGGTAGTGTTATAAAGTTACCAGAGGGTGTTGTACCGAAAGTGCTTTCTACTACGTACGACAGACTGGATCTAGAACCCTGTGCAAAGGCCATTTAATATCTCCTAATTATTTGTAGATGTACCATCCGATGTTAATCGGAACATAGTACCAAGGACTATCCAAAAAACCTTGCTGGCGTTCAGCGTAATCTATGGATACGATTATTGTCTCGTTAGACGAGTTAGTGAATGATATGTCAGTTGTTGCTTCAAACGATTCTATTATATCATTAGATAAATCATCAGCAACAGACGGACCAAGTTTTTCGGGTGTGTGTGGGGTAACAGCATATACTCCCTGATACCTTTGTTCTGGGTTTGGACTTCCCATAACGGCAGATCTTCTTAGTGTAGGAATAAACTTACTTTGTACATAACTTGTCCCCACTACAGGGTCAAATGGTACATTTTCATACGCAATAGAAGGTATATTACTTATATTACTAAGTCTACTTTCAAGAGCAGCTCTTATGTCATTGTAAATACTAGCCATAGACTACCTCTATATTCTTTATTTGAGCAAAAACTCTATAATTAAGTTCAACAGGGTATGCGTGAGGGGCATTATTTCTTAAATATAATGTACTCTTATTAGAAAAGTCTTGTATTCTGTTTATGTCATCAATTAACTGTCTCAGACCAACTCCAGCTCTTTCGTTTCTATCAGCTACAGGTCTTCCGTGAAGGGTATAACCTCTTGGTCTACCTGCTGCTGTATTAAAAGAGAATGATGTTATATAAGCACCTGACTGAACAAAAGGCTGTGAAAATTTTATTGCTGTATTAGCTATATCAAACAATCTATTTCTTACAAGGCTATCTGCCATCTCTGGTAATTGACCTATCTTCTTTTTAAAAGATCTATTAGTTTTAATTCTGCCTTTAATCTTCATTAACTTACTACATCACATATATGATGAAGAACTACACCGTTAGAATAAGCAGTTACAACATGAACTATATTTACTTTTTCAGTACCTCTTAGTATCTGATCATCTATTTCGGGAGCAGCACTTATATTAGGTGCAGGTATAAGGCACTTTCTGTTACCTCTTTCTACTTGATCTAACGTAGGTATAAAACCAACATTATAATTATAGAAGTAACCTATAAAAGAGTAGTCTGTAGTTGCCATGTTAGCTATAGAACCAGTAGCAGGGTTATAAGTCCCAGCAGTAGTTCTCTTACGTAATGTAAGAGTTTCGCCAAAATCTTCTACTAACTTTGCTAAGTCATAGGCTCTAAAAGACATTTTCTATTCCTTAGTCAAAATCAGATGCGTAATCATTACCACTATAGCTAGGTGGGTTCTTAAATCTATCTCGTCTAAAAGAAGGAGGAACTCTGTTTGTATCATCTCTTACTGAGTCCACAACAGAAATCTCTATGCCTCCAGCTTCTACACCAAATCCACCACCAGCTTTCTTACCTTGATACTCTAAGGTTTCAGCTAGACTTGAGTAGTGACTTGCTAGGTCAGAGTAATCAGCTTTTAAAGAGCCATCTAAACTTGTAGTAACTCTACGTGAGTACTTAGCACTAACAACCCTTGCAGACCAAGCAGCAGCATAATAAACATTATCTCCTGTTTGACTTAATCCAAATGTTATTTCTTCGTTCTGTACTTGTTGATCAGCAGTATCTGTGTCACCAAGTAGTAGCCTAACAGAGTTAATCCGTTCAGCCGCAGTTGAAGTCCCTAGTTGTGCAGGATTGTAGCTCCAAGCCATTAATCAATCTCCAGATTCCCAAAATTTCTTCGCCAACTTCTTATTAAGCCACGTTGTTTATCTACTACCTTAGATTTCTTACATTTATTACGTGCGAAATCAGCTTTACTGGTAGTCTTACTCTCAACCTTTTTGTTTATAGTGTCTACAAGTCCATGTAAACTTACTATATTAAGAGCCTCTAATCCATCGCCTGTATTAATTTTAGTTTCTAATTCAGAGTTGTGGTGTAAGAAATTTAGTGCGTATAGTTGTAGAACTTTGTTTTCGTCTATACTTAATTCTTTCCATTTATACTCTTCGTTTTTCTTCCAATCTCTACCAGCAGAATTAAACTCTTGCTTTACAAACAGTGGCCTATCAAATTGCATAGGCATTTTTTCATATCGGGTCATATCAATTCCTTTCGGGTTAAAGAGTGAGGGCCACTACAGCCCCCACAGTAGAAATTAGAGTTACTGAACGATACCGTTAAAGAAGTATCCCAAGTCAGCACCAACAACTTTCATGTCGTATGCCATTTTAACTTGGATATGCTCTGCAACTTGTTGACGCTTAAGAGCATCATCAGAGAATGACTCAACTGTTATACCTAAGTTGTTNACTGATGGAATTGAGTTCCATGAGAATGTCAAACCTGCTGCTGGNGACATAAGACCAGCACTTGATGGTGTGTAACATAGAAGAGCGTGTTTACCACCGATGAACGCATTACTTTCAGCAACACCTTCAGCAGAAGAGTTTTTAACAGCTTCCATTACGTAGAAATTCTCCACACCGAAGATCTCTGCTAGTTTAGCATTAACTATTAATGCAGGGTTAGCTACTGTAGCTCCACCATTCAAACGTGCTAAGATGTCTGGATGGTTAACTAACTTGTCTCTAACCTCTTTACCAACAACCATTGTGTTTGGTTTGAAGCCACCAGAAGTGAGCATCATTGTACGGCTACCTAAAGTAACATCAGCAATGGGGGTTGAGTTGGTATAGTCATTCCAGTAAACAGGAACGCCAGCACCGTTAGCAGCACCAGCTACACTAGTTGTCCAAACTGCATTGGTAAAGAATGTAGATGCGAATTGCTCTTCTCTATGTATCATAAGACGCATAGCTAGAGTTTCTGCACCAGCAGCTCTTACTTCCAACATTGAATCTTCGTTAGCTAATGTTTGCTCATCGAAGTCCATACCTAGACCGTAAACGTCTGCATAGTATGAAGAGTTTGAAAGTGACATACCAATTCTGTTTACTTCGGTACGTGGAGCTAGTTTTTTAACATCACCTGTACGATTCATATTCGCACGGTCATATTCATAGTATTTGTCTGATTGACGAGCAACGCCAACGACAGGGAAAACCTTATCAGCAACAAAGTTTTCATTTGATTGTACATAAGCCAATGTTAAGTTACTTAACGGCTGGTCAATATGTACCTGAGATGGTGTTAATAGAGGCATTTGTTATTTCCTTTCTAAATGCTATTAAGCAGTGTTACCGCCTTGGATGAGTTCCATAGCAATTATTTGCCCTGCCGCGCCAGCTTCATTAGCATAGCCCATTATTACGTGTGACCCAGCGTGTGTTTTAGCTAGACCATTAGCGTCAGTAACTAGTTTAGCTCCAGCCGCAACTGCAACAGCACCTACTTTTATCATAACCTTACCAGATACGCATACAGTAGCAGCGTTTCCACTTGTAGGATCATTTAAAAGAACGCCAAGACAGTTCTCACCTAGAGTTGATGCACGAGTAACAGTACCTGCACCAAGTTTTACGAATTTAAATTGATCAGATGATAGATCTGCCCCAGCATTGTAGGAGCGATTATCACGAGATTGCATTACAGCCATAGTTATTCCCCTTTATAGGATTTATTAATAAGAGCTTTACCTTCGTCAGTCTTAGCAACAATGGCGTAAGCTTTAGCGTAATCACTCTTTTTCATTTCATTCTCACTCATGTAAGACTTTACAAGAGCATCTAGCTTATCAGAAGAATTAGCAAATTCGCCATCTGCATCTGATTTACCAAACTCTTTCATGGATTCTGAAAACGTCTTATCTGCCGCTTTTAGAGCTTCCATTACTGCCTCATCTTCAGCAAAAGATTTTACTAAAGGTTTAGCTACAGCCACATTAAAATTAGGAAGTAAATCCTCTGCTCTTTTAGTTAACTCAATGTCAGCCTTTTCAATCTCAGCATTTTCAAGAGCCTTTAAGATAGGCGCAGGTATATCTGCCTTATTGATTTTTTCACCTTCGTACTCAACATACTCTGGTTCAACTTTCTTCTCGATTACATCTGACTTAACAATGTAACCTGCTTCTATAAGCGACTTTCTTAGACGCTCATTGTCTGCTTTTAGTGTTTCGATTTTAAGCTCTTCAGCAACTGCTTCATCAACCTTCTTCATATCTCTCTGATACATTTTCATAGCTTCTTCCTCAGACATACCTTTATCCATGTATGGCTTTAGTTTGGCTTTCATGTCATCAGACATTTTTTCTACTTCATGTTCCATATGTTCTCCATTGGAATTGTCACGCTTGTACAAAGAAACCATTGCCTGTGCATTTGCTGGTCTATCCACCAAAGACAATTCTTCCAGTTCAAGCTGTTTTAAAAGGTTAGGCACTGTAGTCCTCCTTACTTGCACGACCCCCAATAGAGAAGGCCGCTAGTTCACCAGACTTGACTCTAGCCCAGACATCATCGTCATAGACTTTAAAGGCCACTATCCAGCCCTCACGGTCACTCTGTATGCCAAGGGATTCACCTATCTCTTTAGTGATGGGCATGGAGTGTATAACAGCACCAATTTGACCCCCTTTATGCATTTCTTTACCTACACGAACGTGTTCCATGAAGTTATTCACGGCTTTCACTAACGTCTCAGGTTCAATCATATCGCCCTGACGGTCAACTACAAGTTCACCCTTCTCAGTAACGACTGAGGCCCACCCGTAGACTAGACGTTGTTCTTCGTCAGTCTTTAAGATTTGACCTTCTAAATTCTTAGTTAAGTCAGACACTGATGTGCCTCCTTCCCACATACGACAAGACCAGTACCTAGCAGAAGTCTTATCTTTTGCTGTATCACATGAATGTCTTGCTCTAAAGTTAGCTCTAGCTTTAGGGTTATCTCTCCTGATCTCCATATTGGGATCTCCGAATGTAACTCTTTTTACTTTACTTCCACTTTGAACAAATACTTCAAACTTCTTGTTTCCACCTTGAATACGTCTAGGTTTATTTAAAGTAACTTTTTGTCCTTGGTAGTCAGCTTTAGCAAACTCCTCTTTCATAATCTCTTGTATAATAACCCTCAGTGCTTCCATACGATCTGCTGAAGGTGCTTCCATTTGCATATCTTCTGGTCTTTCACCGTAGCTTTCTACTTCGTAGTATCTTATATACTCTTCGTGACTTTTTGCTGGCATAAACACAGCTTGACCATCGTATTCGTGAATATGGGTTTGACCATCTAATCCCATGTCCATACTTCTAGCAATAGCTTCTCTTTGAGTAGTAAATATGTCAGTTGCGTATTGACCCTTTTGAGTATCAGACCATTCAGCAGTCATAGTTCTTCCTTTATCTTTTGTGTTAGGGTACTATTAAATAACCGAAGCTAAGTAACCCTTAAATATTGCAAACACTACAGAGTTATTTGATGAAGTATCTGCCCTAAAACGTATATCAGAGTTTTTCTTTATTATTATAGCTGGGTCAAATTTTATATCAAAAGGCCCACCGTCAGAAGAAGCAGTAAAAGATCCTAGCTGCCTAAACACTTTACCAGCCATCTTTTCTTCTAAGTAGAAGTCTACAGAAGCAGACTGTTTTTTACTTACAGATCCATATATACCAGTTAATACAAAATAGTCAGATGAACTAAATGTTGTAGCTGACTTAAACGATTGCTGAAACCCAGTAGGAATATCTATGTGTATTTTAGTTGCATCGTTTGGTATTCCGTTTGTAACTGACGTATTTTCATACACAACAACTCTACCTACTAACTCAGAACTTCCATTGTTGTAAACCCTAGATACACGAGCTACTGGTGTGGGTAAAGTTACTGGTGTTTGACCATTTAAAGTTACATTCTGAGTAACAAAAGTAAATACGCTGTTTACACCTGTTCCAGCTACTGTATGAGACTCTATTGTCACTTGCTCTGTGTCCGAAGCTGAAGAAGATGATATATTTGCAATAGTATTACTAGTTACATATGTTTCGTTTCCACCAACAGTCCAAACAGTCTCTAAAGTATTATTTGCAGTTAGATCTCCAGACTTACCAAATTTTATAAGGGACTTGGCTTTTTTGTCTATGGATATAACATCTCCATAAGTCATTTGTACTTCACGTTCTGCTTGTACTAGCTTCCCGTCAGGTACTTCATATGCTCTTCTTCCCCATCCACCAAACATCTCTTCTAATTCCTCAATTTCTTGTTTAGTAGGATCATCGGCTTCTCCTACATCAGGGCTAGGTGTTACTATACTATATAATAGTAAGTTATGTTGTTGGGTTATGGCTGTTGTTTGTACTACTGGAGTTCCAGTTGTAAAAGATGGAACATTTATTGCTTCATCTTCTATCATAGTACTGTTTGAAACTACAGGTTGCCCTGTTGTAAAACTTACAACTTGTAAACTATGGGCCTGATTAAGAACTGCGTTATTTACAACAGCATTACCAGAAACTATAATATTACAACTTAAACTGTGCTGTTGTGATATATTAGATGTAGATACAACAACAGGACTAGTTGTGATTGCTGTACAAGTTAGACTGTGCTGTTGACCAATAGAAGAGGTTGTTATTACTGGACTTCCAGTTACAAACCCATCAGTGGAAATAAAGTTGTCGTTTATTACTACATTACTGTTTTCAGTAAGTATAAAATCGGTATTTTCTTGTAAGACCCTACTTGTCATTCCACATGACCTTTATTATGCAGGGTCAGGAATACCGATGGAAAATGACCCTAGTGTGAAAGTATTACCAGAGGATACTACTTGACTTGCAGTTAAAGCACCAGTTGCTAGTAGGCGTGAGTTTCCAGTATCTACTACAGAGTAGTGAGTGGCTGTTCCATTACCTGTAACTGATCCATTTGATATAGCTGCTGCTATTACCTCTCTACCACCACCTGATCTATCTGAAGGTGCGGCTATACTTAATGAAGTAGAGTTACCTAAAGTGTAGGTTGTAATTGCTTGTGCGTAGGTAGCAGCTTCCTGTGAAGTTATGTCTATTCTATTAGCTTCTGTGTCTAAAACAGTAAGTCCGTTGTCAAATACTCTATTTGATAAACTAGGCATCTTTTTCTTCCTCTGCTATTCCAACTTCTTCTTCTTCATCTATGACTTTTGCATTTGCATCATATCGAAGTTCAGCAATATTCATAAGATCCTCTATAACTTCTGGATGGTCACTTACATTAATGTCTGCACCATTTAAGTTACGTAAGAAGGAAGCTATTTCCCTTAAGTCGTGTGGGGCTACATCTCCAGCTACAATAGTTGGCATTAGATTGTAGTCTAGTCCGTTTAACTGCCATAGACGTTCTACTAGCTGTTTATTTAAGACATCTACTATAGATTGTATGTAGCTTTCTAATGCACGTAGGAATAAGTCAGTCTTAGACTTAGATAAGGCATAAGAACCAGATGTTCCACCACCAAGCATAAGAAACTCAGATAATACACTTCTTGCTATGTCATGTTGGTATCTTTTGACTACAGGGTCTATATCTATATTTCTAGATCCGTTAGATGACATTAATTCAACATCAACTAATTTTTGACTTGTCGGGCTACCATCTTTATCGGGATATGTATCAGAAGGTAGTATTATATAACCTTGTTCGTTAAACTTAACATCTCTTAGTATTTGCTTAAGGTTATTTACAAATGATGTTTGACCACTAGAAGCATCTGTAGATAAATACTCTGCTGGAATACGAGCGACTGGAATACCAGCTAACTCTCGTTCAATAGCTATAGCTTCAATAGACTGTATATTATTAAGATACTCATAAGAAGTATAAGCGTTCCTAAGTATGGATCTACCAGAAGGATCTCCATTAACAGTAGTAGTTCTATAATAAAGACTCTTAGAAGAAGGGATAAAGTGTGTGTTACCACGAAAACCAACATCTTGATATAAACCTTTTACATAACCTGTCTTGTGGTCTACGTCAAACCTACTAACTGTCCAAGGTGCTCTACAACATATTTTACGTACACCTAGTCTACCATCAGTATATTTAGAGTTTTTCTTACCAGAGGTTTCTTGTGGGCCAACTCTTCTTTTATATACAACTTCAAACCAAGCAAATCCATATGATAGTGAAGATATAGCTTCTGATATATGATCATCTAATGTATGGTCCATGTCTACAAATATAGACTCTACAAAATCAGCTTCTCTCTTAGCAGCCTCAGAATCATCTGCTGGCATAACCTTAAGATCAACATCTCTTAGTACTTGTTCTGTTGCATACATGACAGCACCAATAGTACTGTCGTTATCTCTCATTTCACGGTATTTACGTATAGCACGTTTACCACGTAACTCTGGCAGAAATTCATCTGCTCTAATCTGACCATTTGTGGTATTATCACCAGCTACACCAAGATATGACTTGGCCTTTGTTTGGGAGAGCTTTTCGTACATTTTATTTTAAGCCTTGTGCGTTACTATATGCCAGCTTCAACTGGGGCTTGGCGTATCCATTTAATGAAAGGTCCGTTATTGCCCAAACGCAAGCATCAAGACGGTCTGGTGATCCTCTGGACCCTAAAGGTTCCCACTGTACCATCTGATCTTCTAATTCGTTTAGTCCCTTAACGTGCTTTACTTTACCTTGCTCATAAAGTGCAGAAACAGGTTCGGCCCTTGCCATCTTGCCTCTTGAAGCGTGTACTAACTTAATTGGTATTGTTTCGTCTTCTGTGTGAAGTGTATGTCTTACCATATCTCCACCTTGATTTCTCTCAGCTACAATTCTATCAGCCATGTGTTCGTAATAGAGATTTACTGCTTTAGATGCCCATTGTTGAGGTGTGTATCTTCCAGTATGGTCTTCTATTACGTATGCTACACCATTTACATCTACTCCAGCTACAATAATGCCAGTAAGGTCAGAATCTGTCTTAGCTGTTATGGCTGGGTCAATAGACACTATAATACGATTTAAATCAGGTACATCACCCTTATTAACTTCGCACTTAGCTAATAACTCTCTACTCCACAAAGCCCCAGAAGCCTCGTCTAGTATTTCAGCATAGAGTTCCTGTCTACCAAGACGAGTTCCCTCATATGTCTTTCTTACAGCATCTAGAAACGTATCTGCTAAGTTAGCTGAGTTATCGTATGTAGACCCTTTAGAGATAACAGTCTTGTCATCTTCTAGTATAGCTCTTAATAGCTTTGTGGTCTTAGGTGTTGTAGTTACAAACAGTTGTGGTCTACGACCTAACCGTAAACCAAACATCATCATATCCCAAGTCTCTTGTGCGTTTCTCCAAGCACATAACTCATCTGCCCAAGCACTGTATGCCTGTGGACCACGTAATCGTTCTGGGTCCTCTGCTGAGAAGAATACAGCTTTAGCCCCATTCTCCCAAGTTAATGTACTATTAGTAGGGGACCAAATAGGATAACCTATTACTTTATTCTTATATGTCTTATCCCCAGACCAGCATACGCTTAATAGCCCACTGTCTCCCTCAACCATGACGCGTCTAACATCGCCTTTAGTTGGAGCCACACAATGGACTATCTTATCGCCTTTACGTATTCTATGTCTAACCCATTCAGCACCAGCACGAGTTTTACCCCATCCTCTACCTGCAAGAGCTACCCAAACATTCCAATTGCCATCAGGTTCAATCTGCTCAGGTCTAGCCCAGAAATCCCAGTTGTGTCTTAGTTCTTCTGATTTCTTAGGACCCAGTTGTTTTAATAAGGCTTGTACTTTTTCAGTGGGTAAGTCCCGAAGTACTTCAGCCGTAATTCTTTTCTTCTGAATCATAGTCAGGGGTTCCTTGTTCGGGGTCAGGACTCTTACCTAATAATACCATAAGTGAGTCTATGGCACTTTCATCTGTGTCAGGGTCAGTATCTTGCTCTACCTCATTTACAGTAGATGTAGGTGACCAACCACCTTTAGACCTTAAGTAAAACTCTGCGGCTTTAAAATCACCGTCTAGTGCCTGTTGAACTACAACATCACCAATACGACTTACAACATCAGCTTTCTCTTCTGACATTATACTTCCATATAGTTTATAAAAGGTAGCTAAAGAAGCAGGTGCGTACTGATACTTCTGTATCGAACCCATAATATCTTTTACTAGTACTCCACTACGAATACCCTGACGAACCTTGTTCGCTATAACTACACTAAAAGGAATCTTGTTCTTCATTTTATTACTACCCTATAGTGGAAATAAGAATCCCCCTCTTCAGCATGACCACATCTATAATTATTAGTTGACTAGGTTCGTCATGGTTTAGGGGAAATAGTTTTAAGACTACAACTATAGTTATAACTTAAGTTATTAACTTTATTATTATATACTATATAGTTTAAAATCATAAGTTTAAACTTACGTTGTACCTCTTACTTATTATATAGCAGTATTTTTCAGAATAATACAAGTAAATAATTTAAGTTTTTTTATATGTGGTTGAAAACTAACGATTCTTTTATTTTTGGGGGTGTAGCTACTTATGCACTAAACGCATATCTTGTGGTCTCTCCCATTACTAGCACAAATAGAGATTAGCTATAAAAACAAGGCAAACTAATTTTCTTATGTTGTAGATAGGGGTGAAAGCCGCCCCCCACCACCGAATCACCTAGGAATCCCTAGGGTCC